TTGGAGGCGGTTTAGGACAAGCCATACCAGGTGCTATTGGTGGTGCGTTAGGTGAAGCAGCAAGTCCTGGTGGTGGTTTTGCTGGTTCTATTGCAGCTACAGCCTTAGTTGCTGAGTTAACAAAAATTGGTACGGCGTCTATTGAAACAGCGAAAAATATGGGAACGCTAAATGGAAAACTTGCACTTGCACGAGAAAGATTTTTATTTACTTCAGATGAAACTGAAGAGTTAGCTCGTCAATTAGAAAGGCAAGGAAAAGTACAAGAATTAAATAACTTACTTTCTAAAGAGTATCAACAAATAGTTGGAAATAAGGGAGTAGAAAATTTAAACAAATTAAATGAAGTATCAAGTGAATTTAGTAGACTTATGGGTATATTAAAAACTAATTTTGATGCGTTTATTGCAGGTCCTTTAACTAAATTATTAAAGTTTTTAAATAATGTACTTGGACAAGATGTAACTACCACTCAATTTAATAATTTAAGAAACAATTTAACTGGTACAGAACGGGAAAATTTTGAAGCAAGATTAAAAGAGTTAAGAAAAGAAGCAGGAGGAGGAAGAACAGGAGGAGTAATTAGTGACAATATTAGAAGGCAAATGATGGAAGAGTTTGGTGTAAAACCGCTTGCAGATATACAATTAAATAATAATAAGTTATTTAAAGAACAGACTAATTTAGGTAAAGATCGTTTAACAGATTTAGATAAAGAAATTGAAAAAGCTACATTAAAAAATACGCTTTCAGAAAAAGAGTTCGAGACTGAAATGAGAATACAAGAAATAATGAAAGGCACTAAAGGTGTAACTAGAGATCAAATAAAAGCAAAATTAGATGAATTAGATGTTTTAGCTAAAGAGCAGGAAGAAATACAAAAGGTAAAAGATTTATATGACAGTATTGCCAGCAGTATAGAAACAGGAATAGTTGATGCTCTTGAAGGTGCAATAAACGGAACCAAAACACTTGGAGATGTTGCCAGTAGTGTATTTGCACAAATTCAAAGATCACTTTTACAGTTTGGTGTTAACTCTTTCTTAGGAGCTATCGGTATCCCTGGATTTGCGAATGGAGGTAGGCCACCTGTAGGTAGGGCTTCAATCGTAGGAGAAAAAGGGCCAGAATTATTTGTACCTGATAGAGCAGGAACTATAATCCCAAACAATCAATTAGGAGGCTCTACAAATGTAGTAGTAAACGTAGATGCTTCTGGTTCTTCTGTTGAAGGTGATGAACAACAAGGTCGAGAACTTGGCCGTGCCATAGCTTCGGCAGTACAATCAGAAATAATAAATCAAAAACGTGCAGGGGGGCTACTTGCATAATGGCTACTTTTCCTTCAATAGAACCAACATACGGAGTTCAAAAAAGATCCGCACCTAATACAAGAACAATAAGATTTGCTGATGGTTATGAGCATAGATTATTATTTGGTTTAGCAGAACATCAAAATCCTAAGATTTTTAATTTAACTTTTGAAGTATCAGAAACAGATGCAGATACTATCGAAACATTTTTAGATGCTAGGGCAAATGATAGTGATAGCTTTGATTTTACTCCTCCAGGTGAATCAACTTCGTCTAAATTTGTATGTGAATCTTGGAACAAGTCAATACCTTATGTGAATAGAGCAAGAATACAAGTAACATTTAGGCAAGTGTTTGAACCATGAGTACAGATAGTATTGTTAGTGAACTTCAAAATCTTAGCCCAAGTGCGATTATAGAGTTATTTGAATTGCAATTAAAAAATAATTTGCATGGTTCTGATGATGTTTATTATTTTCATAGTGGATCAAGTTTAAATCTGAATGGCAAAATACGATGGAATGGTAAGGACTATTTAAGATTTCCTATTGAAGCTACTGGTTTTGAATATACTGGAGGAAAGTTGCCAAGACCACAATTAATTATAAGTAATGCTACAAATCTTGTAAGTGCATTATTAGTTCAAGTCAATCAAGTTACACCAGGTAATGATTTAATTGGGTCTATTTTCACAAGAAAAAGAACACTTGCAAGATTTTTACCCAATGACAATTTTGTTGGTGATAATCCATCAGGTGCAGTTGATGAAACCGCAGAATTTCCTAGAGAAATATACACTGTTGCAAGAAAATCATCAGAAAGCCGAGAGGCTGTACAGTTTGATTTAGCCGCACCTCTTGATCTTGAAAATATAAGAGCACCAAAACGTATTTGTACTAGAAAAAACTTTCCTTCCATAGGAACATTTGTGCAATGAATTGGAAAGAATCTGCACTCAATCATGCAAAGGAACAAGATCCTAAAGAATCATGTGGTCTTTTGTTAAACATAAGAGGTAAAGAAAGATACTACCCGTGTAAAAATTTAGCGGAAACAAGTTATCAATCTTTTATTTTAGATCCAACAGATTATGTAAAAGCCACTAAAAAAGGTGAAATTATTGGTGTGGTTCATAGTCACCCATCAACTCCACCGATAGCAAGTCAAGCAGATATGGTTTGTTGTGAAAAAGAAAATTATAAGTGGTATATAGTTAATCCAAAAACAGAACAGTGGGGTTATTATGAGCCTTGTGGATATAAAGCACCTTTATTGGGTAGAGAGTGGGTTTGGGGCGTTACAGACTGCTGGAGTCTTGTTAGAGATTATTATAATGAAGTGTTAGGTATAAAATTAATTGATTTTGACAGGACAATGACACCCGATGAATTTATAAAAAATCCGTTATTTGTAAGTTGTGCTGAAAAAACTGGATTTAGAAGATTGAATCCAGATGAACCCTTAATGGAAAATGATGTTTTGTGCATGAATATGGTAGGTAATGGATTGCATCATGTAGCTCTTTTCACAAAAGGAGAGGTTTTACATCATTTAACCGATAGACTATCTTGTAGAGAGCCTTATTCTGCTTGGCTGCAAAAATGTACAGGAGCAAAGTATCGTTATGACAACTAAATTAAAATTACATGGGGAATTAGGTAAATTTATAGGTAATGATAAATTTTACATACAAGCAAATACTGTTGCTAAATCTATAAGTTTTCTTGTAAATAACTTTCCAGAAGTTGAAGCCTACATGAATGACAAATATTACAAAGTACTAGTTAATAATTTAGAGATCGATAAAGAAGAAATACATTATCCAACTGGAACTCAAGAAATACAAATAGTTCCAGTTATAGCTGGTGCTTCAAATTTTGGCAAAATATTGTTAGGTGCTGCATTAATTGGTGTAAGTTTTGGTGCTTTTGGTGCTTTTGGTGTTAAATCTATTGCGGCGGCGGGATTTGCTAAAGCTGGTCTTGGAGCGAAAGCAGCTTTTGGTATTGGTGCTGCATTGGCACTAAGTGGAGTACAAGGGATGTTATTCCCAATACCAGAGATTGATCCTATTGGTGGTGAGAGCGATCCAAGAGTTTCGTTTAGTTTTAGTGGACTTCAAAATACTTCGAGGGCTGGAACGCCTGTTCCAATTTGTTATGGTGAAATTTTGACTGGCTCAGTTACGATCAGTGGTTCTATAACAACTGATGAGGTGGAAGCATGACTGAAAATATTATTAGGGGTTATGGAAGCGGTGGTAGTAAAAAGGCTTCCAAACCAAAAATTGATCCTGATGATTTGAACTCAAGGCAGTTTGCCAGAGTTATGGATTTAATATCAGAAGGTGAAATAGAAGGATTTGCCAGCCCATCAAAAGAAGGATTATCTCAAGATACAGAAGCCTATCTTAATGCTGCTAAAAAGGATATATTTTTAGATAACACTCCCATACTAAAATCAACAGCAGATTCCGCCGACCCAAGTAGGGCGGATTTTAATTATCAAGATATTGATTTTGATTTTAAGGTGGGAACTAGCAACCAGACTATAATGGATGTTGCTAGAGAAGATGCTGGAAGTTCTAACATAATATCTCTTAATAATCTTCCAGTAACCAATTCAAATGGTAAAACCAGTGGAGCCGAAACTGGATCAGTTACAAAACAAATAGTAGATCCTACAGTAGATCGTGTACGAATCACTCTAAATTTTCCAAGATTAGAAAAAATTACTGATGAGGGCGATCAACTCGGAACAAAAGTAAAGTTAAGAATACAAGTTCAATATAATAGTGGAGGTTTTGAAACTGTTAAAGATGACACTATTAACGGAAGAACAAGAGACTTATATCAAAAGGATTACAATATAAAATTAGATAAAAAATTATTTAACAGTCAAGGACATACTGCTGACATAAGAGTATTAAGGTTAACAGAAGATAGTGATGATCAAAATAAAGTTGACGCATTTTTTTGGAACTCATACGCTGAATTAAAATTAGAGTCTGATACCTTTCCTAACAGTGCATATACCGCTTTAAGATTTGATTCAAAACAATTTAGTTCAATACCTCAAAGAACTTTTAAGATCCGTGGTATTAAGGTGCGAATACCAGCTTTAAGTGGTGCTGCTGCTGGTACACAAGCAACCTATAGTCAAGCTGGAAATATTGTTACAGTAAGCCTATCTAGTCATGGCTTGTCTGTTGGGGATTTTATTGTTTTTACACCATTGTCTGGAGGAACACCAGGTGGTCAATATTCAATTTTAAGTTCTAATTTTAGTAGCAATTCATTTGAATTTTTTGTAAACCAAGCTCAAACGGTAACTGATAACGCAACTTGTAGAATACAAGGAACACCGATTGTAGATCCTAAAACTGGTCGTATTATTTACCCAGCAGATTTTGTATTTGATGGAACGATGGGTTTTGCTGTTTGGACAACCTGTCCAGCCTTTATACTTCTCGACCTTTTAGTTAATAAACGCTATGGATTTGGAGATCAAATCGCACCAGATCAATCTACAGATGCAAAATTATATGAAAATATAGATTTATTTTCTTATTTTAATGCAAGTAAATTTGCTAATGAATTAGTCAAAATTGGGGAGGATGCTGACGGTAACGACATAAAAGAGGCACGCTTCGCTTGCAATACAAGTATTCAAAACAGTGTTGACGCATTTACTTTAATCAATTCTTTAGCTGGAGTTATGAGATGTATGCCAATATGGTCATCAGGTGGAATAACTTTGTCTCAGGATAAACCAGTAGATCCTAGTTATTTATTTAATTTATCTAATGTTACTGAGGCTGGTTTTGTTTATTCGGGTAGTGATTTAAAGACTAGAAGCACAGTTATAAATGTTTCTTATTTAAACATGGATATAAGAGACATTGATTATGAAACAGTTGGAGATAATGTAACAGGCTCTAGTCCTGACCAAGATGATATTGTTAGACAAAGTAAATACGGAGTCGTTGTTAAAAACATAAAAGCTTTTGCGTGTACAAGTCGTACTCAAGCAAGAAGATTGGGTAAAGCAATGCTTTTAAGTCAAGAACGAGAAACGGAAACAGTTACTTTCACAACATCACTAGATGCTGGGATTATATGTAGAAATGGTGCTGTGATACAAATTGCCGACCCTGTAAGGGCTGGATTGAGAAGAGGTGGAAGGGTTAAAGCTGTAGGTTCTACTCTTACATCAGGAGCTATAAATCAAATAACTATTGATAATCAGGCATCTGTTGGACTTCAAACAAGCACTCTAGGAACCAATCCAAAATTATCTGTTATTTTGCCTGATGGTTCAACTGAATCACAATCAGTTAATGAGTGGACTGATGGTGTTATAACTATTTCTGGATCTTTTACACAAGCCCCAAATCCACAGACAGTATGGATGTTTGAAAATGAAACTCTTAAACCACAGCTTTTTAGAGTAGTAAATATTGAAGAAGTTGATGGTATTAATTACACAATAACTGCTTTATCGTATGTACCTGATAAATATGATGCTATAGAAAAAGATGAAGACCTAGAAGATAGAAAAATAACAGTATTAAGCGATCCACCACAACCACCAGAAGAATCAAGTGTAACGGGAACAGAAAGAATAGTTGTCATAAATGGAAAAGCTATATCTAAATTAATTTTGTCCTGGAAACCTGTTAGAGGTATTTCAGAATATCAAGTCAATTACAAACTTGAAGATAATAATTTCACCAGCGTTAGAACAGACAGCCCTGATTTTGAAATATTTAATAGTTCTGCTGGAACTTATACTGTTGAAGTTTTTAGTATTGGCCCATTAGGGCTTATTAGTTCTACCCCAGCAAATGCCACTATTGTTGCTATAGGCAAATCTAAACCACCAGCAGATTTAACAGGGTTATCTATTGAACCTATTAATGATACAGACGTAAGACTTAGATGGGATTTACACCCAGACGCGGATGTAATTCACGGAGGCCAAATATATATAAGGCATCAAAAAGATACAAGTGGTGCGGCAACATTTCAAAACTCAACAAAACTTGTTGAAGCTGTTGCTGGTAACTCAACTCTTGCGGTAGTCCCTGCTATGGAGGGAGAGTATGTTTTAAAGGCTCGCGATGACACGGGTAATTTTAGTACAGGTGAAATAAGTGTAATTTTAGACATACCAGAAGAAATACAACCACTCGATGTTTTAACGAGAAGGGAGGATCTGGATAACCCAATATTTCAAGGAATTAAAAGCAGTAGTGTTGAAGTAAGTGAGGACTTAGGTTCAATAGACCTT